AACAATGCAAGAAGATTTGGACCCACAATTGAAACCATACTTGTTGAGTCCTGGTAATAGTACAGTTAGTGGTATACTATCAAGCATACAAAATCTAAATGATAGTATCAAACGTATGACTCATACACAAGCAGTACAAGCACAAAGTGGACAACCAATGTCAGGCGTGGCTTTAAAGGTGGAGCAAAATTTACTTAACGCCCGTCTTGCAGATATATCAGATACATTAAGAGAAACAGAAAAGAAAATGTGGAAGATATGGGCTGATTGGCAAAACATCACATTACCAGAAGAGTTTGATATTGAATATTCAGAAACTTTTGATTTGGTTGATGAGCATAGCAGGCTCGAGTTCCTAACAAAGGCTCGTGCAAGTGGTGTAAACAATCCATTGTTTCAAAAAGAAATTGATAGACAATTGATTCATATGGTTGTTGAAGATGATGAAGAAGCAAACTTGATGGTAACAGAAGCAAATGAAGGGTTCAAACCGCATATCATGACAAACAAAAGTACAGGTGATACAGTGGTTGCAAACACGGAAGAAGAACACGTTAACTTGAGTAATCAAGGTTACGTTCATGTGGATGAATTATAATGGACCCAAAACAACACGCTGAAAAGATTGATCAGGTGATGCAAGATATACAAGATGGTGTTTTTGATAATTTAAAAGCATTAGAAAATAGACTTGCAGAAATAGTAAGTACAAGCGGTGGCAATATACAGGCTCAAAGACCAAATATAGTAGCAGAGTTTAACCGTTATAGCAACGGTGTTAAGGCAGAAACACAAACAGTACGTGAGATTGCACTTGATACAATAGGTGAAGGTACAGTTACAGGAGAAGATCAAACTGCTATCAGCGCCTTGAGTGATGCAATGAGTAATAGTGTTGCAAATGAAGTAAGCAATGGTGCTGAAGGTGTTATAACTGCTCTTACATTAGCAGGTGCGGCTGGTGTAGGTACTGATGCACTTGTAAAGACAGCAAGAGCAAGAGTAAGCGGTGTGTTTATGGAAACAGATGATGCACTGGCAAAGAAAGCACAAAGAAAATTAACAGGTTTATTACGTGATGGTAAAGCAACAGCGGCAGAAGTAGCAGAAGCAACACGTGTAATAAAAGATCGTCTTAATGATGTCAATGTAACAAATAGTGTACGTGACTTGGCAAGTAAGAAAGTAAATGATACAGTTATGCAATTTGACGGTGCATTTACCAAAGGCAGAGCCAAGAGACAAGGCATAAAACGTTACAGATACGAAGGTGGTATTATTAGGACAAGTAGAGATTGGTGTCAAGAACACCAAGGCCAGACATATACTGAAGATGAAATATATGATATCTGGAATTCAAGTTGGCCAGGCAAGGAGCCAGGAGACCCATTTGTGGTACGTGGCGGTTATAACTGTCAGCATTTCTGGGTGCCAATTGAAGATGAATAAATACAAATACAAAGGATACTGATATGACAGACCAAATCATAGATAATACTGAAGCAACTGAGACTGGTGCAGTGGCTCAGGATACAAGCCAGGAAACAGGCAAAATGTTTAGCCAACAGCAGTTGGATGACATTGTTGCAAAACGTGTGGCACAGACAAAAGCCAAATACTCTTATGATCCTTCTGAGGTTGAAAATTTAAGAAACTTCAAAGAATCAATAGAAGAGGAGCAACTGATCAAACGTCAAGACTTTGATAAGGTGTTAAGCAAACAAAAAGAGAAATCAACAAGTGAGATCAATAAACTTAGAAATGAGTTAACAGCGATCAAAGTTGATGGTGCTCTTATTAGTGCGGCATCTAAAGCAAATGCAGTGGCACCAGATCATGTTGCATCATTGTTAAAAAACTTTGTTAAGTTGGATGACACAGGTAAAGCAGTAGTAGTAGACGCTGATGGTAAAGAGCGATTTACTGATGATGCAGAACCTTTTACCATACAACAACTTACAGAAGAGTTCTTAGCAAGTAATCAATACTTCAGGTCAGCAGGACCTGTAGGCACAGGCGCAGAGTCAAATGTGGCACCAACAAAATCAACAGAAGTTGATTTGTCCAACATGGACATGACAAACCCTGAGCATAGAAATCTTTACAAAAAGATGAAAGCACAAGGGAAAATATAATAAGAGGTAAACAAAATGGCGGCTTTAAAAGACAACAACACAATGTCATTACTAAACACAGATGCGTTTAGTATTGAAGCAAAAGCGGCGACTGTTTATGCGGCTCAAGAGAATTCACTGTTTCTACCTGGTGGTATCATACCTATCGTTAATACACCAAGTGGTTTAGTAAGAGTTCCTGAGTTAGCGGCGGCGTCAGCAGATATCTTAGACGGTGAATCAGGTTCAGCGGCAACAGATGACATCACAGCACAAGCAGTGACAGACACTAAAAACACAATCACAGCAAAACTATTTGCGGCACGTTCTGTAGTACGTGACCTTGGTGGAATTGATCCAGCAGAGGTTGGTACTTCATTAGGTAAAGCAGTAGCGGCTGAGTTTGATAAAAGAGCAATCAATGTTATTGCTAACAACACAACTGAACAAGAGGCTACTTCAGATCTTGACACAGAAGAAATCTTCAAAGCAATCGGAACAATCCGTGCGGCAGGTGAAACTGGTCAACTTTACTGTTTAGTAGCGGCAAGTTCATACTCAAAAATCATGAACTCAATCGGTAATGCGGCATTTGCAGGTTCAGATATGCAAAATGAAGCAATGAGAAACGGCTTTATGGCGTCTCTTGCTGGTTGTCAAATGTTTGTTACACAACACTTAACAGATGCTAACGCAGGATTAAGTTCACACAACATCCAAGCGGCAGTATTTGGCGCAGACGCATACAGAATTGCTATGCAGAAAAACGTAGACATCGAGGTGGCCAGAAGACCTGCCGCTGTGGGGGTCGACGTGGTAAGCAGTCTTCATGCTGAAATAGGCGCGATTGATTCAAACAGATCTGTATTGATTGTTAACGAATCATAATAATCGTTATATGTAAGGGCGGACTAACCGCCCTTACTAAACAGGAGATAGACAATGGCATTTGGCACAAACTTAGACATTCGTGAATATGCACCAGAAGCATTTGAACAAGGTGTAGATGACTGGACAGATGAATTAGCAAAGGCTGAAACAGATGTTAGTAATCTTGTACAAATAAGATGGTACAATAATCACCACAACACAACAGATTTTAGCAAGTCAAAACTTGTTGAAAGTCAGTGGACAAGAGCAACAGTTTATAGAGCATTGAGCCATCATATCTTACCAAAGTTAAGTACATTTAGACCAGAAAGTGACCCATTCAGAGAACAAATAACTTTTTACAAAGAGAGATTTGAAGAAGAAATGGACATACAATTTGGTTTAGGTATCAAGTACGATGATGATGGAGATGGTTCTATATCTGCTGGTGAAGTAAATGAATACAAACAGGATAGGCTATACAGATGAGTACAAGAGAAGATATTGTATCACACTTGGTAAAGTTATTGAAGGCTATGAACAGTCCCAAACTTGGAAAAGTTGTAAGGGACCCAATAGTACCAGATGAATTACCAAAGACAGCCTTTCCTGCTGTATATGTTGAAACCACAAATGAAGATATAGAAGATTTAACAATGCAAAAATTTAGACGTGGTATAATTGATGTTGAAGTTGTTGTAATTGTTGGTGGTAAGTCAAGAGATACACAGCGAAATGTTGTTGTTGAGGGAATTGAAAAAGCATTGCTCACTGACAGAACTGTTGGTAACAATGCAAAAGATATTAGCCTTGCAAGAGTTGAGGCAGTTGCAGTAGGAGAGAGTGCTCCTTATGCATCTTTAAGAATGGTGTTTAATGTAGAACATCATTACACTATAACATAGAGAGGTAATAATCATGGCAAGTTCATATCATGGTAAAGGTGGCGCTCTAACTTTAGGCGGCACAGCAGTTGCTCAAATCACAGACTGGTCTGTTTCACAGTCGGTTGACGTTGCAGATACAACGACAATGGGAGACAGTGACAGAACATTCTTAGCAGGCATCAAAAGTTT